TAGTTAGTGCCGTACGTTCCGGCGCCAGTCCCGTAGATACTCACGTTGTCGATGAGAATCCCGTCGGGTGACACGACGAAGTCGCCGGGCTGCAAGAGAACATCCCACACGCCGGCCCCTGCATCGTCGGCGTTGAAGCGCACGCCGATGTTGATCGCGCTACCGACCGCGTTCTGAACGATCACCTTTCGCCGCGGCTTCGACCAAGTGTAGTTCTGCTTCTCGGCGCCACCGAGAGTCGTACCAACCGCCGCTTCCGCTGCGTGCTTCGTGTCGCGACCCATTCTTCGGTTAAGTTCTTTTGCCATTACTACGATCCTTCGTAAGTTACCGTCGGGTCGCCGTGCTCAATGCCTCGCGACAAGCGGCGGCGAGGGTTTCGAGTCGTGTTGTATCCGATGTACTCCGGCCCGTTCGCGATATCGATCGCGATGCTTGCCGCGAGTCGCTTCTGAAATTCGCCGTTGTGCAGCCCGACTTCGTTGTGAACCTCTCGCTCGACCACCGCGAGAATGCTCTCCCTGATCGTCTCGGCGTGCTGCATTCCTCCGAGTGCATACTGGAAGTCTTCGGTAATCGCGTTCGTGAGCGCGGCGAACATATAAGTCAGAACCCAGGCATCGGACGGAGTCGGCCACAACAGCATCTCTTGCCGTTGCTGCGTGAAAATTGCGACTTCGTCGAGCGTCGCGCTCTGATGCCCTTCTTCTTTCACGCGGATCGCCGCGAGGCGAGGAACGCCGGTTTCAGCAGCGTCCGTCTGTCGCAGCTTCCGGATTTTGTTCTCGCCGCAAATCTTGATCGCCGAGTAGCCGGTGCTCGCGGCGTACGTCAACGGTCCATCCATTCCACCGAAGCTGGATGGAAGATCGTACTCCCACTGATCGGCGACGGTCGTAATCGTCGTCACCGGACGAAGGAACGACCATTCGTGCGGACGAAGACCCGCTGCCATCGGCGGCGGATAGTAGAACTGCCGCAATCCAGCAGCCAGCAGAAGATTGATACGAGCCACCTGATCCGTACTGAGCGCATCCGTATTGAGTCCCCAGCCAATCTCAAACGAAACCGCCTGAAGGTAGTTGTCATACGTCATCGAGAGCGACGGTTCAGTTGGCATCGATCAACTCCTGCAAGCGGCCCGGCCGGGGCCGAGCTTTCGCACCGACCCCGACCGTACCGACTGCTGCTACGCGATGGCAGCGCCAGTGACCTCTTGCGCGTGCCAGTCTGCCCATCGCCATTCAAGAATAGCGATGTCATTTCCAGCATCGAATTCGAGAGTCGCCAACGCCGTCGATCCGTCGAACTGAATACCGCCCACGGTCAGGAGGTAGTCGTTCGTTGTCAGCGTTCCCAGCAACTTGCAGCCCCACAGCTCACCGTAATGCGCGCCGTCGCCAATCGTTTCGGTCGCATCGGCGGAAGGCGTGAAGACACCGTGGATGTAGTTCATCCCCGGAACAAGCAAGCCTGTATTCGCCCCGTTGGTGATCTGATAGACCTTCTGCAAGCCGGACTCACGACCATCGAACAGGTACGCGAGGCACGTCTGATTCCCGGTCTGCATGTAGAACGACACAGTCATCGCTCCACCGTCGGACGCCGCTGCGGCAAGAGTAATCGTGTCGGCAGTTGGAGCCGTCGCGACCGTCGTGGCGATCGGAATCGTCAGATTCGTGTTGTCGTCTGCACCCGCGAGGATGTAGACCTTGTCACCTACCGTCGCCGCCGTGCCGATGCCCGTATGGGTCAAAGTCGTCCCGGCCGCATCGAGCGCCGCCGTTCCGGAATAGTCGCTCGACAGGACGCCGCTCGCGTTCGTCTGCAACGCCAACGCCGAGCCGCGACCAATGAAGCCCTGAAGACCGAATCGACCAGCGTCGACCGCGTTCGCCGAGCACGTCATGATCGTCGTGTCGACTACGGTATCGACGCCAACCGCAACCTCGCACACGCTGCCGGGCTCATTGATCATGATGCCCTGCCCGCCGCTGTTCGCGCCGTAGTCCTGAGCGGCGACGCCCGCGAAGTGCCGGTTGTTCGAAGTCGACGGCAGTTCGACGTACACGTCTCGCGTGCCGTCCTTCGCCGTCGCCGTGCCGCGGTCGCGGTCGTAACAGAGACCTTGACCCTTCACCAGCGCCCCGGTGCCCGTGAAGAACACCCGCCGCTGAATCCGGCGAGCCTGAGTTCCATACTGAATCATTTGACTGTCCTTTCTGTGTGAAGCCCAAGACGAACCTACGCGGCTCGTCCAATCACTCCATCACTGTTTAACCGGAGACGCGGTACATGCCCGCGAGCTTTCGCCGGTTCTCGCACTTCGTGTTGATGCCCAAGTCGATGTGTGCCGCGACGGTCGTGTGCTGCTTGCCCACTTCCTTCGGCTTCGACTCGTTCATGAACACCTTCTTGAGAATGATCGGCTGAAGCACCGACCAGTCGACCATGAGGATCGGGTCCGGGTACGCGGTCGCCAGTGCAGTCGCGTCCGTCTTGTCCTTATCGAGCTGCGGAACGGCGATGATCGGAGCACCCTTCATCATGGTCTGGCCCATGTAGATGCCGAGGTCTTTGCCGACGTTGTCGTTCCGGTTCAACACGAGCGACTCGAATTCCGCACGAACGTCGTAGTTCGTGTAGAACACCTGATCCGTCTTGCCTCGCTGGTAGGTAGGCGACTCGACCGGGCCTTCCCAGTCAGTCTTGTAGTGTGCCTCCTTCAGCATCGGGATCGCGTCGCCTTCCGAAATCTCGACGTACGTGTCCGTGTAGTTCGCGTACTGCGTCACGGTCGATGCGTCGATGTTTGCACAGGTCGAGAAGCCGCCGGGGTTTCCACCGTTGAAGCCCTTCGAGCTGTTGAACACGATCCAATAGAACAGGCCGAAAAGCTGGTCATCGACCGAGCTGTCCGTCGGCTTACTCCACAAGTCCTGCTCGAGCAACTTCGTCAACGACATGAGCGCGTCGATCCGACGGAGTCGATAGAGATTCACGATCTGCTCGGGTCCGGAGTTTTCCGCGGCTTCGAACAAGTCGATGCCGAACGGAACCGTGTAATACTTCCACGGCACGAAGCCCTTCGCCAGAACGTCGAGGATCCGGATGGTGTCCTCGTCATACGGCCCAGTGCGCTTCGCCTGTCCGGAGTCCGTCTTCATGATTTCGAACTCGCAGCCACGCCCGCCCGCGAACGTCACGTTCTCTTCGCGCAGGATGTGAGGGAGTCCGTAATACTTCTGAATGTCCGCAGCCAAGTTCTCGAACTTGAGCTTCGGAAGGTTTCTCCTCGCCGCCAATGCAAGGTCGGCAAGGTCTTCGGTTGTTAGATTCGCCATCTAAAAGCCCTTTCACTATCTACGTCGCGCAGGGGCTAAAGAAGATCGCGTTCGGCCATGATCTTTGCGACCGCTGAAATGGCAGCGTCAGTGCCACTGGTCTGGCGCGTCTCTGTACGCTTATCGCCGCGTTCCGTCAGCGTCGCTTGCTCTCGCTTGAGCTTCTTCTTCGTGACCGCAGTCCCGTTCTTCCTCGCCAGCTCTACGCGCTGTTTCCCAAATTTCGCGTTCAGCGCCTCTTCGAAGACTTCCTCGAAGACGAAATCCTCTCCAATCGCCCGCCGTGCTTGCGACAGGCCGTTCATGGCTTGAAGGATCTTGTTCCTCGCCTTGCCTTCTTTCGAATCAGGCGACATCGTTCTCGTCTTCCCAGCTCCAAAGATGCCGCCGAGCTCTTCGTTCGCGCTTTTTACAGAAGCGTCGAACTTGCTTTCGAATTCAGAAACGGCAGCCTTGCCCTTCGCCTCGTTTTCAGCGTCCTTGGCTTTCTTCAGCTCCCGATTCTCTTTCGTCAGTTCCTCGAGCTTGTCCTGAATCTTATCGACCGCGCCGATCAGATCGTCGTCGTAACGATCCTTATCGAGCGCCACCCGTACGAATTCAGGCTCCTTCTCCTCTTCCTTTTCTTCTTCTTTCGGCGCTTCGCGTTGAGCCGGCGCCGGAGCCGCTACTGCGGTCAGATGCCGATCCAATACCGCGGGGTCGCCGAATGCTTTCGCGGCGTCTCGAGGAATTCCGAACCGTTGGGCTCTAGCGAGCAAGGCTTCGTCAAACTCCGGTTCGTCTTCGGAGTCGTCGTCATCTTGCGTCTGGTCGTCGTCGGTGGAATCATCATCATCACCGTCGTCGGCCTCTTCTTCCTCTTCGGGCTCGAACTCATCTTCTCGAGCTTCAACGCGATCCATAATGGCTCGCGCCTCGTCAATAGCTTTCGCCATCCCGTCTACCGGCTTCTCCTCTTCCGACTTCTGCTCTTCATCTGCCGAGGGAGTTTCCTCGTCCCCGCCAGTGTTGGGCTCATCATCAGGTGCGTACCGGAATGTATGCAGCAGCTTCATGATCAATCTCCGTTAGTCGAAACCGCCGAGGTCTCGACATCCTTTCAGTTTCAAGAATCGACGACGATGCGACGGGTCTTCCAACTTCGCCGCGCCATCGCTCGCTCGATATTCAGTTGGTACGCCGTGAGCCTTCGCCCATGCAGCGGCACGTTTTGCGTGTTTCGGATTGACGCCCAAGGCATCCGAATACATCGGCCATCCAGCATTCCCGCAAAACATCCCACGATGTTCGGCGACGATGTCGCGATACGCCTTCTGACGAATGCCATCGTGTGTCACCCATCGAAACTTAGGGCGTGTGCTCATCCTGCACGTATGCGGAACCGTCACTTTCCCGTCTTCAGTCGTGTAGAGATACGTCGGCATCTAACCCGTGCTCCTGAGCATTCCAGCCAACTCCGCGGGCTGCTGCCCGGCACCCATTAAGTTTCCGATCATCGCGCGACTCTTTCCGCCGCTGGTCGCGCCGGGCCGGTTGATTCGTTCGTTGATTCGCGTAGTTACCGGCGACTTGGTGCCTCGAGGCTCCTGGCCGGTATCGACTTCCATCGGCACGCCGTCGAACTTCACGATCTCTTTCAGAACCGGGAGGTTCGTCAAGTCAGCCAACGTCTCGATGATCTTCTGCACATTGATCCTGCCGCCTTGCTTCTCGACTTCCGGTCCAAGGAGCGGCAAGAGCTGCGTGATGAATCCGGTGATCTGCTGCGCCTGTTCCGCCGGAGCGGCGAGACGCATCGAGTACGGATAGATGTCGTAGTTGTGAGCGAGATAGCCGCCGATGACACTGTGACGGGTCAGCCGCGCCGTCGCCGTCAAATCAGTTCCGTCGACCGGCTTCTGCACCGTACGATCGAGCCCGTAACCCGTCAGCTCGTAATACGTCAGATCTCTTACGATCTTCGACGCCCAATCGATCGTGCGCTGCCGCATGTCTTCGACGCGACGATTCGCGGCAGTACGAAGCATCTGATCTTGTTTCGCCGTGTCGGACTGCGGCCCGATTCCAGCGAGAAGATCGAGGTTCCCAGCGTTCGACTTGAACAGCTCCATCGTCTCGATGAAGAAAGCGAGGCTCCGCGCGTCGACACCGCCGAAGCTGGTCGACTGCACCGCCGCTGGATTCGCCACCGTCACGGTGTCGCCGTCGCTGGCGTTCACAATCCGAGCGGCGTCCTTCTCGGCGCCGGCTTGAGCGTAGTTGATTTCCTTCTGCCGTTCAGCCTGATCGGCCAGCTTGCAGAACAGCGTGTTCGCCAAAACGTGAAGATCGATATTCACCGCAGCGGGCGACAGCGGCATGATGCGGCTCGGAACGTCGGTGTAGCCGAGCGGATGGAACGGCCCATGCCGCGGGCCCTTGAACGAAACGGTGCGAAGAATCGGGCCGGGCTTGAACGCCGGCATCGTCAGCGTCACCTTCTTATCGGCGATCCAAATGCTCTGGAGGTGGGCGAAGCGACGATCCTTGTTGACCGAGCTGCTGTTACCGTCACCGATGCTCTCAACTCGCTCGGATCCCATCTCGTTGTAGACCGTATATCCGAGCTCCTCGACTTCCTTCTTGTTCTTGTAGAGCCGTGATTCTTGGAAGTCGTCCCACGGCACTCGGAAAAGGTTCCCAACGTACCCGAGCTCATGCCATCGCCGAGCCGTCATGTCGAGAATAGCGTCGTCAGGATCGATGCGGTCGGCGAACGGCACACCGACGTGAAACTCTTCACCGTCGATTTTGACGACATCTGAAACGGCCCGACCCGTCTTGATCAGGCCGATCAAGAACATCGCATCGAGAACAGCCAACCGGAACTCTTCGCCAAGCTGGATTTCATCGATGAGCTGATCCATCGCGTGACGGATGTCGTCGGCTTCAGGCTGAAGTGTCGGGTCGTGTTTCGGGAATACCATCGTCCGCGGATTGCCGCCGGCCAATTCAAGGCGCAGCGTGTTGATTTGCATCTCGAGCAGGTTGATCGGCGTCTGTGCCTCGCCAGTGTCGTCGCCGTAATGAGACCCGACGAACTCCTGAACGAACTCGTACCGCTTGTCGAGAAACGGCTGCATGCGCTTTCGACTACGCATGATCGAGTCGTCGAGGTCTTTCAACCAACGCTTACTGAGTGCCATCAGCTATTCCTCGGTGATGATGTATTCGAGGTCGACGGCCGCGGTGTCAGCCTGCACGAACGGCGCAGTAGCCACAAGCGGGAAGCACGCATGTTCGCCCGGCTTCAGCTTGATCAAATCGGATTCGCCTGTTGCGGCGCGAATCTCCACGAAGTTCGTCGCGTCGAGGTTGCGGAAGTACGCCCAGCTCGGAGACGTGATGTCGCCCATGCCGAGTGCCTCTTCAGCGGCGAAGCCGACGTTCTGAACATTGTGGAGCACCTTCGTGCCCGTCATGTCGTACGCCTTGGCCGAGTCCGACATCGTCGCGGTCACGCTGCCCTTCAGCGCCAAGAGCGACATCGTTACAGTGATTTCAGAAGCCATCGGTCCTTCTCCCTTGTTTCAAAACGGGGCAGCGCACGAAAAAACGGCAGCAGGGTGGTTGGGCACCCAACTGCCGTTTCGTTCGTGGTTAATCATCGATCGCGCCGGCCAGCGCTTACGACGTTACCCCGGTTATTCGATTTCTTCGATCAGTTTCTTCGCGATCTCCGCGTTCGACGAATAAGGCCCAGCGCACGCTTCGCACATATCCTTCTGCAACAGCCGGATCACTTGTTTGTTTTCGAGCGACTCTGCGATGGCACTCGTCATATCCAACGTGTAACGAGTCACATCTTCGGCCGAATTGCACTTGTCACACCGTAGCATGATCTGGCTCCTTCTTGATCAAGAACGGCTTCGGCGACGGCTTCGCCATCTCGCGCCGCAGCTTTCTCTTCGCCGCGGATCCGATCAGCTTCGCCACGTCGCGAAGGCCGGCGCGTTTCGGCTTCGGGAATTCGACGATCGGCTTCGACTCTGCCTGCTTCTCGAGCTTCTTGCACAGATCGCCGGCCATTTTGTCGAGAACGATCGGCACGCCCTTGAAAGTCGGCGCCAGCTCTGCCTGCTTTTCTGCCATCCTTGCCTGGTCGCGCGTCCTGATCGGGGGTACGCCACCGATCATGTCCATGTTGCCGCTACAGTAGTTGTTTTTGTAGTTCGGCCAGAACTGCTGGCGATCCGGCACCTTCATCACAGCGCAGCCCTGTGGCACCATCTGCACGCCCTTCGCGGCCATGTCGCGAGACAGGCCGTCGATCATGTTCTTGACGATGTGAACCATGGATTCGCTCGACGAAAGCGAATTCATGTGCAGCTCCTCCATCGCGATGGAGCGCAGGTACTCGTAGTCCTCCCCGTCAGTGCCCTTGCATCGGAGGAACGCTTGCATCGCGTTGTACGAATGACACTGAACGACCGACAGCGTCACGAACTTGCCGAGCGGCAGTTCAGCGAGAATCTTCTGCAACAGCGATTCGACTACGGATAAAGTGCTCTCGGTCTTCATAATAGCGGGAGCAGGATTCGAACCTGCAACCTCCGGGTTATGAGTCCAGCGCGCTGCCAATTGCGCTATCCCGCATCGTCTCGGTACGCCTCCGCAAGCTCTCGTACGTTCAGTTGCTTTCTCGTTCCCTTCCGTCGGATTGTACGCCGTTTCTGTGAACTGTCCAAACCTTCCTGCAAACGGCCGAGAACCGAGTCGGCCGGAATGTCGGGTTCAGGCGTCGGCTCCTCCTGAATCTGCTTCATCGCGTAAGCGCCCACAGCCTCGGAAATCACCACGTCGCCGTGGTTTTCGCCTTCACTGTCTGGATCCCGTTGACGTCGCGATTGGCTGTGAGCGATAGATCCGTCGCCCATGTGCTGATAGTACGCGGCCTGCGAATACAATTCCGTCGACCGCGTGACGATGTTCCCTTCATACAGATCGCGAGCGTACGACAGCAGCAAGAGCTTTTTCGTCACCCGGCTCGAGTGCCAGCCGGGCAGCTTGCTCTTCTTCTGTTCGACCGACTCGACGTTCTGACGAAACCAGAAATTCGGATACCCGTTGGCGATGATCTGCTGTGTGAACGTGACGCCGGGTCCGTTCGCTTCCCATATCAGCTTCGCCGCGGCGAACCAGTAGGCGAGTGCCATCATCGCATGGGAGAACTCGTGCGGGCTGAGTCGATCCGAAACGAACTCCGCGACCTTCTCCGTGAGCGGCACGCTGAAGACCGAGCCGACAGACTGCGACTTGCCGGTCCCCATCGAAATGTCGCATCCGACAACGAACGGACCTGGGCAAACCATCTGCCCAGCTTCGTCGATATGCGTCCAGAGCTTCAAGCAGCCATTCGGATCGTGCGTAAACCCAGTAGGAGCAAGACTTTCCGGATCGAATTCGACGCCACCAACAGCCATCGGCGCCCGAGCGTTCTTGTTCTTCA